AGACCTTTTGATCCGCACTATTGGCCTGAAGGTACAAATAAAGGTTTACGAGTTGAAAAGTCAGAGATGACTGAAAAAGAAATTATCGCTTATACTATAGGTTTTGACGATAACGAAGATAGCAAAAACTTTAAAGATTATAGTTAATGCTTCGAAATTCTCCAGATCCATTTTTCCTTTCATTTTTCTTATCGGATCTGGAGAAACATTTACAACTGCCTTTAGCTCAGCTGGATAGAGCGCTGGTCTACGAAACCAGAGGTCGGGAGTTCGAATCTTCCAAGGCAGGCCAAATTCAATTAACAAGTTCATCATTTAATTTAAAATCTGCTCACTTTTTTGTGTACTTTTTATTTAAATCATGGTATAATACTTATATAATAAAAATTTAAATGAAAGGAAATTTATTATGAAATCAAAAATTATCATCACAAAAGATATGTCAACTGAAGAACGTATGGAAGCTTTAAGAAAAGCTACTAGAAAGTTCAACAAAAAGATGGGGAAAAACGCCTCTGTTAAAAGAGATGAAACTTCATTCATGGATAAGTTTTCTGACGGTGAAAACATTCACGCATGGACAGACGCTCCTAAATATCTTGATGAACACTATGGTGACAAGTGTCGTGACCAAAAAGAATATGAATCAGCTGAAGGTTGGAATTAATATGTCAGCTTATCCTAATATAAATGAGTTGAAGCCAAATCAATTACTTACTTATTATTTGACTTCATCTTATCTGTACTATAAGCAAGATATAAATGTTCTAACAGATATGGATTATGATTTACTATGCAATAAGCTTTACGAAAAGTTTGATGATGTTACTCATTATCATAAAGAATTAGTTGATAAAGAATCGCTTAAAGCTGGTACAGGTTATGGATTACAATCATATCCTACACGAATTGCAGCAGCAGCTATTTTTTGGTATGATCAATGGAAAGAAGAATCACAATGACAATGCATTTAGTACGCGGTATGAGCAGTATAAATACTAAGAAGCGTAAGCAAAATAAAAAACCTGGATGGGAAAAAGTACAAGCTGCACACGATGCATGGTTGATGAAAAGAGGTGTACATCCTTCGCAGCTTAAAGATAAAGAAAAATCTGGTGGTAATAAAATTCCTACTTATAAGATTGATCGTGCAATTCCAACGTCAGATACTGTTGGTGCTATCCAAGGTAAAACAAAAACTAATGTCTACTCGGGAGACTATATTACTGGACTCGCAACGTTACATAAATCGAACACAGTACCTGTCGGTAGAGGAGACGATCCTAAACAATACGCGCAAATGAGGAGAAACTAATGGCTATTCAAACACCTTTAAATTTAAAATTAGAAGCAAGTGGTCGACCGCGTGATGAGTATTTACATGATAGATTTAGAATTCAAATCGATTTACATCCAGATAATTATTATACTTGGATGATAGAAGAAGAAACTAGAGATGGTGAAGGTTGTGCAAGTGTGCATTTCCATACTAGTGATACTCGACCAACATACAGCGAAGTTCAGAAGTGGATCGCTGCACAGGACTGGTCATAGACAATGTCTATTGCAGCTTCTGCACTCATGTGTTTAGCACTTAATGCTTACTGGGAAGCTCGTAATCAAAGTTATGAAGGTATGATTGCAGTAAATCAAGTTGTCATGAACAGAGTTGAGTCTGACTTATATCCAAATAGAATATGTAAAGTTGTTTTTCAAGGACCAACTCGAGCATCATGGAAAGATCCTAAAAAAGAATATCCAGTAAAAAATAGATGTCAATTTAGCTGGTACTGTGATGGTAAGCCTGACGACGTAAGAAACACAGATCATGACGCTTGGAAACAAGCAGTTAAGTCGTCAATTCAAGTTATGGTTAATGCTCATGATGACTTAGTTGATGGAGCTTTATGGTATCATGCAGATTACGTAAATCCTAAGTGGACTAAAGATATGATTAAAACCAATACTATTGGTAAACATATATTCTATAAAAAGTAATTAACAAGTTCATCATTTAATTTACATACTGCTCACTTTTTTATGTACATTTGTGTGAAATCGGTGTATAATACTAGTATAATAAAAATTTAACATTAGTTGAGGAGACAATATATGTTTAATATAACCACAGAAAGAAATGCTATCGAGTACTATTTAGATTATCTCGAGAACACTAAAGGTCTTAAAGGCTTTACTGATAATTTTCAGTATGATGGCTTGAAAGGCTTACACGCTTTTGATATTTTTTGCACAGATAATCCTGAGTTTATGGTAGAGTTATGCTGCACTTATTTAGATCGCGTTAACGGAATTCTAGCTAAGTTTCCAAACATGCCGGAGAGCGTGTAATGGGATTAGCTGCATTAAAAGGTAAAAAATCAAAAAAGAAAATTGCTAGATCAAGAGCACGTACTGGTGTAAATGGTGCACCAATTGAAAAAGGTTTCGACGCAGTTAAAGATTATTTTCATATGAACGTTGATAAAAAAGACTGTATCAGCCAAGTTAAAACATGGGTTAAGAAAAACTTCCCTGAACCATCTAAATATATTTTAGCAAATCCAGATTACAAATTTTGTATGACACATCATGCAGCTACAGCATTTTGGTATAACGCTGAATTAAACAAGACACAAGAATCCGAGAAGGCTGCAAGCTATTTGTCTCATTTATTTGAGAGGATAATACCTCTCATTGAAGAAGGCAAAGCTATATATAATGCCAAAAAGTTGGAGTCGGATAACTCTAATGTTATCACACTCTCTCCTCAACAACGACTTCAACAAAAGATCAGTAATACGATTATGCAAGATCTCCTTTCTCTTGAAGACTCGTGGATCGAAGGTGAACAGGCTTCTCTGGACGTTTACCAAATGTTTGGTAAACATGGACTAAGTGGATCTGCCACTATTCCAGTACGTACGGTGATTGAGGGCTGGTTGCTTGATTATGAAGACGCTTATCATAAGCGCTGTGAACAAGCAGTAGAAGGCTATTCTTATTTAAAACGATCAGAACTCAATCGTCGTATTAAAGAATGTCAATCAATGTTAGCTGATTTAGATAGAATTAAAGCAGCTAAGAAAGCTACTCGATCAATTAAAATACCGAAACTACCTTCAATTGATAAGCAAGTTTCTCGTATAAAATATCAGAAAGAAGATTCTGAATTTAAGATTGTATCGATTAATCCAGCGCAAATTGTTGGTAAAGTTCGTTTGTTTGTATTCAATACAAAATATAAAGAACTTTCTTACTACCAAACCGATCATCCGAAAGGTTTCCAAATATCTGGTTCTACAATTAAAAACTTTAATAGAGAAACCAGTATTAAAATAAAACTAAGAAAACCAATGGATTTTATACCTATTCTTTTAGATAAGACATCAAATCAAATTCAAAAAGAATTAGATGGTTTAAGTACCAAAGGTAAAGAAGCTAATGGACGTATTAACAAAGATACAATATTATTAAGGGTATTTGATAAATGACAATCGAAGAAGAATTTTTAACTAAATCTAAATTTACTGTTATTCTTGAAAAGACAGTAAGCGAATTAAAGATTAGTTATATGGATGCAGTATTACATCTCTGTGAAAAGAACGATCTTGAACCAGAAGATATGAAGAAATTTGTCTCTCCAATTATTAGAGACAAAATAGCAGCCGAGGCAACGGCTTTAAACTACTTGCCAAAACAGAATACGCTAGACTCAGCATTCTCTGATTAAGCGTATATATAATGGTGTACAACAACACATGTATGTTGTATAATATTACAGTAACATATTTCAGCAAATATAAGGAAAATATATGTCTTTTGCAAATTTAAAACAAAACCGAGATCAAATCTCAAAACTTATTCAAGCAGCAGATCAAGCAGGTGGTGGTGAAAAGAAAAACTACACTGATGAAAGAATCTGGAAACCAACAGTAGATAAAGCAGGTAATGGCTACGCTCTTCTTAGGTTTTTACCAGCAACCGAAGGTCAAGAACTCCCATGGGTTAGATATTGGGACCACGGATTTAAAGGACCAACTGGTTTATGGTACATTGAAAACTCACTTACATCTATTGGCCAACCCGATCCAGTCGGTGAACTTAACTCTAAACTTTGGAATTCAGGTATTGAATCTGATAAAGATAGAGCCAGAGATCAAAAGCGTAGATTACATTATGTAGTCAATATGCTTGTTTTACAAGATCCATCAAATCCAGCAAACGAAGGTAAAGTATTTCTTTACAAGTTTGGTAAAAAGATCTTCGATAAGATTATGGATTCAATGCAACCAGAATTCGCTGATGAAAAAGCGGTCAATCCATTTGACTTCTGGGAAGGTGCAGACTTCAAACTTAAAATTAGAAATGTTGAAGGTTATCGTAACTACGATAAATCTGAGTTCGCAGCGCAAACTCCTTTACACTCTGGTGATGATGTTAAATTAGAAGCACTTTATAATCAATTGCACGATTTATCTGAATTCACTGATCCAAAGAATTATAAAACCTATGATGATTTAAAAGCCAAATTAGGTAGAGTTCTTGGTGAAGAAGCTATAATGGCTGGGGCGCCAACTATGGCTCAGACTGCTCAGATGAATGAGCCAGCTCCGGCTCCAGTTCAGCCAGTTACAGCTGAAAATATTCCTAGTGAAGATGACGATACTATGTCATATTTTGCGAGGTTAGCTAATGAAGACTAAAGCAGTCATTCATGAATTTTGGGACGGTAGCCGAAAGGCTGCCGTTTTTAGATATAAAGACGATCCAGCTTGGTATGTTGATTGTTATGAACATGGACATCTATCACAAACTCGAAAGATGGAAACTGATGGTGTTCTTCATAGCGAACAGTATGCTGAAGATTGTGCAGAGAATTGGGTATTTAAAATCTTTTAAGTACCCGAAGCTAAAGCGGCACGTATCATTGGATCATTTGTATCATGTGCACTTGCATGAGGCAGGATGTTGTTTTGAGTACTGATTGATGAGCCACCTGTATTTTTAGAGTTGTTTATTATTATCGGCCGATCAGTATTCCCATTGGCTCTCGACGCACCTATCTGTTGTGATGTACTACTTTCTCGTACTTCAGGTTTTCCTATATTAGATCTACCTAAAACAAAATTAATCTGACTTATTTTATCTACTAGTTGATCTAATTTTAAATTAGGATTAAGCATTCCGCCTGAACCTTTAGGTCCAAAATCTATCTCACCCCCTAATCCTAGATCGCTTGCAATTGAATTAAAAAATCCTGGTTTTTCGAATGTACCACCATTAGCCATAGCAAAAACTAGTTTTCTAGTTGTGGCTAATACGTGTCCTAACTCTAAAAATGTTTCACTAAAGGACTTTACATCAAGTTTTTTTCCTACAGTATTAAAATTAGTTACAAAGTTGACAAGGGAATCACCTAATTTGTCAAGTCCTGATCCAAGACTGTCAGGTATTTTTTGTAAAGGCATTACTGAATCTACAAGAGTTTTAATAAAATTCGCTCGAGTCGTAGCTTGTTTTTCAAATTTAGTTCCAAATAAAAAATTAGATAGGCTTTTGAAACCGTCTACTACATTATCTTGAAGTTGAGCTACTCCAAACCCTGTTACTAAACTTGCCAATGCCAATCCTAACTTACCTACAGCTCCTACTTTTTCTCCTATACCTTCAGGGATTCTGTTTAATTCAATCATAGAATCAGCAATTCCAACTGAAAAATCCTTAAGGCCTGAACCATCAGCTTTTAAAAAACCGAGACCTTTATCAAGTACTGCTAATTCAGTTACAAATAGGGCGATTCCAGCTCCAATTGCAGCAATTCCGACCATTCCTAAAAGAGCTCCAGCACCACCAGTTGCAAATCCGAATAATGCGCTTCCTAAAAGTAATGATCCAGCTGCTACTAATTCTTTACTACCAAATGCCTTCAGTCCTTCTCCGAGGTTTTTCAAAAAAGATCCAATATTCGCTCCGTCAGACTTTAGAAAACCGAGACCTTTGTCGCCTAATCCTAATGCGGACATGAATCCAGAAATTGCAGCTCCAATCGCAGGTAAACCGAATAATGCTCCGACACCTCGTTTTGCTGCCTTCTTACTTACTCCAAATAATAATCCTGCTGCGCCACCAGCTCCCATTGCAGCTCCAAGCGTTAGTAATCCCGGTGTAGAAAATGCTTCTAAACCACCAGCTAGATTTACCATGAATTTTTTGAGACTTTCACCATGACTAAACATCTTGTCAAGACCCAGATCTGAAAGTCCTAAACCAAGCATAAATCCACCTATACCAGCTCCAACAGCTGCTATTCCAACACCAACTGCTAATCCACCAATATTTCCTCTTATCCCACCAAATATTGCTCCTGTTGCAAGTAAGCCAGCAAAACCTTTAGCATCTCTATCTGAAAATGCTCCTAAACCTTTCGCTACATTTGATAATAGTTTTTTTACATTTTCGCCACCGTTAGGTAAATCTTTATCAGCTTTAGATAACATTAAAAAGAATGCTCCTAAGCCAGCAGATGCTGCACCTAATCCAATTCCTGCACCTTTTATGAACTTGCCTAAACCTGATAGTAATATTCCTGCACCACCAAGAAGTCCAAGACCTTTTATTCCTGACACATTTATTGTACTTCCGCCACCGCCACTTCGTGCACCTTTAGTTGCTGTCGTTTGAGCAGATTGAGCAGACGCTTTTTTTGTAG